CCCCCGCCGAAGCGGGGGCAAGAGAGGAGAACAACAGTCGGGAGAAGACTGTCCTAGCTAAAGTATCATAGGACCCGCCAGAAGCGAACCCCGAACATACCATTCTCCACTCGGGGAAGTGCCTTTATCTTCATAGACTTGCGGCTCGTTATCTCCCGCACCTGCTTCTTCGTTTCCTCCACGTCTATGCACGGGATGAAGACAGAACGTCCTACAGAGAACTTGTTCCAATCTACAACTATCCGTGCGCCATCGGCGCATACGTCGTCAATCTTTAACCGTATAGCCATCGTCTTTGTCGTAGCTCTCGGGCAACGTGACCACGATTGAATCCTGAGGTGGCGTATCGTAGGACGTGCCCTTGTTGTAGCGAATCTTCATGCGCTTGCCACCCATCTGCTTCATAAGCTCCTGAGTAATGGTCTGGTAGTTGAGCTGCTGGTCCGCACACCACTTGCGGAACACTTTCGGCATGATGCAGAACCTGCGCACGTCGGTCTCGTAGCGCCCTGCCAAGATGTGCCGTGGCGATGCTTCCGGCATAACCCGCTGTAGCTGCTTCACCCCCTCACTGTCCTCACCCTTGCTGGTACGCCGATCCTCGGTGCTCTTGATGCGCAGGATGCTGTCATGGTGGTCGTTCATGTACTGGCCGACAATCTCGACAATCTCGTAGGTCATCTCCTGCGATGCCTTGAGGTTCGTCCGCAGCATGGCGATGATCCACTTGAACATGGCCTTTGAGTCATAGTCCAAGAGGCCTAGCTTCCTGCAGAACACCAAAGCCGCCAGCACCCTGGCGCAGCCCTCAGACCAGAACCGGTTCTCTGCAGTTAGCCCCACCTGCGTGTCGATACGCGTCTGTATGGTGTCCACTAGCGCGTTAATCTGCTCCCTGTGCTGCATGTAGTAGCGCACAAAGACGATCCCTGCATGGCCGTAGTGGACCTCTACGCTCTTCGCAAACTTATCCGTCAGCGCCTTTTCCGAGGTCTTCGTGAAGAACCGTTCCGCCCTGATCTCCAGTACCCGCTGCGCCTCTGCCTGCCCCATGGCCTTAGCCATAGCTACCTTCTCGTGGAAGCTCACGTTACCGGTCGTAACAGCCATCAGCTTCCACTCTTCGCCCCGGTGCCGTAACTCGTTAGCACCCTGCTTCATGCGGTCTTTCTGCTGGCCCCCGGCGAACTGGTAGGCAATCTCCGACATAGCGTCGGGAGACATGTTGGTGATCTCGTCGAGGTACATGGGGATGTTGTGGTAAATCTCCCCGCGCATCATCTTGGCGTTGATGGTATCGGTGCGGTGCATGATGAGACTCTTAGGCCTACCCCACGCGCCAGCAGCCACCAGCATAGCTGTGGTCTTCCCTAGCCCCGACTCCTTACTCCAGATGTGCGTAGCTACAGCGTTGACGCTTGACGACTCCATCATCACGGAGGCAAAACTTGTTAATACGATGTACTGGTGCAGCTCCATGCCGGGCTTGTTGAAGAAGTTGGCCGTGTTGACCCACCCCTGCAGGGTGCCCTTGCTGCGAAATGCCGGGAACATTGACCCGGTAGTGGCGCTCGGTGCGTTGTGGTCTGTGCGGTCTGGGAATATCTCCTTGTCACCAATGACAAAGGAAGAGCAGTTTTCGTCGGTCCACCCGAACTGCCTGCGGGCCATATCTGCTTGCGTCGTTAGCTGAAGTTCATCAATCCACGTTTTCATATACTTTACAATCCCATCCATGTTGGTCATAAACACGCCCCTACGGGCCATCGCTCTTTTGAACTCGTCTCGGGATATGGCTACCTGCAGAGGTACGGTGAACTCTCGCACTCCGTCCATGGGCATGTGTAGCCGCATCACGATGCACTCGCCAAGCTCTGGGTCGTCTAGGCGCCGTGTGGCGTACAAATCGTTGATATAAACCAGCTTGTCTTCTTCGATGCCGTCATCGTCCTCAGAGCGAATATAGACGCCACCGTTGGCACCACGGAAATATGGGGCCGGATACTTCGGAATCACTATCTCTTCAGAGGTGTCGTTCCCGTCGGCTTCAGGCTGCACCACCGTGGCAGATACAGGGTCTTTGTGCTCCCGTATCCGGTTGCCGAGGGTTATGGGCGAGCGTATCTGCTCAAAGTTTGGGCACCCCTCACAGATGCCGGGGTTGTACTCGTTGAAGCTGCTGCACAGGTACGGCCCCTTGATACGTTCCAGCTTGTCTTCAGTTTCGGCGGGGTCATAGTCCGGGTGCCCCTTAGACATCAGGTGAGCTACCTGCGTCCCTTCCTTCGTAAACTTGGCGATAGACAGCCCGGCTCGCCACAGCGGCTCGTCTACCTTGTCTTGGTGTCTCAGTATGTACTTGAGCTGATCGCAGCCTTTCCCGGCTTTGGTCTTCAGCATGATGGTCTTGAACGAGGACTCCCGGTTCCCCGTCAGTGCGTTCATCAGTGCGTTGGCTTCGACAGGACGCTTCTTGCCCATGTTCGGGACATAGACATCCAACTTCGCCGAAAGTGCCTCCATGCTAATTGGTTGTACAAACTCCTTGCCCAGTACCTGCACCGGGAGCGGGTCGCCCTTGTGATTGTGCGTACCTGGGACTCGGAGCACCCGAGCTACGTCGGCGGTCACCGCCGGGTCAGCGTCTAGCTTCTTGACCTCACAGGCCTTCTTCAAGCGTTCGGCTACGCCACGCCACTGCGCCGGGTCTACCGGAGCGTCAAGAAACCAATAGGCATGGATACCACGGCCTGAGTTAACGAGCTGCGGCTTGGATAGGTCTAGCTGCTTACAGAACCGCTGCAGAGCCTTGAGTGCCTCACCCTGCGTCGGATAGGCCTTACCCTTACCGCAGTCCAGATCGAGGAAAAATGATTGCAACGCTACCGCATTGTCCACCTTGCGACGGTCCTCAGGGCCATAGGTTGCCAGCCCATAAAATACGTCGTAGTCCTCGTCGTCTAACTCGTTTGCCCTAACTACCAGATCGTCGATGGAGGTGTGGAACTCCTGCTTGATGCGCTCATCAGACTTACGAGCTGCAAAGATGCAGTAGCGTCCATCTCCCCCCAATACACGCTGCAAAAATTGTCTTGTGTCCATATCCCACCTGATTGATAGAGACACCGCGACAGGGGCGCTGCAGTACCCTTTTCGGCGTTAACCTAGTCGCGGCGTTGGGGGACTCTTAGTCGTCCCAGAACGAGTCAACGATGTCTGCAAGGTCAGCATCGTCCGCCGGGGGCGGCTCCGCCTTCTTCCTCGCTTTCTTCGGCTCGCTTACGACTTCCTCCGCTGCCTCTACCTCGACTTCAGGCTCGGGCTCCTCTGCCTCGATGGCATTGGCACGGGGCTTTGCTGCGGGCTTGGGGGCTTCCTTAACTTCTACCTTCTGCACCCCATCGGTCTGAGCTACGGTCATGGTCACGGCCCGCTTCGTGTCCTCATGCTCGCGCATCTCAAGAGCTTTTTCTAGCTCCTCATCGGTCAGGGGGCGTACGGGCTTGAAGAACAGCTTGGGCACTTCGCTGTTTTCGTCGAAGTACATCTCCGTCACGAGTGCAATAGCAGGCATGTCGTTGGCACGGAGGAACTTCGCATAGGCCTGCATCGGCATCTTGTTGTCCTTCGCTTCGCCAAAGATAGACGTAGCGGGGAGCTGGAGCTGATACACCTCACCAAGTTTCTGCGGGAAGGCGATAGCCAGACGCTGCGAGAACCGGCATGCACGACCGTTACCGAGGCCGGAGCCCTTCACGTTCTGGGGGCAGTCCATGCACTTGCTAGCTTGGCGCTGATCTTCAGGCACGTCAGGGGACGGCACGTTGGTATCAGCCGACCAGCAGGTAGGTGCGGACACGTTCTTGGGATCGTAGGTGCCTTCGTAGTAGGTCCGAGCGATCTTGGCTGCGTCGATGATGACGATTTCCATGGAGTCGTTCTTGCTGACCCGCATCTCTTCGCCGTTGACCACCTGACGAAACTTGCCACCACGCAGACTGATTCGGCGGTTCGTTGCACCGCCACCACCGCTGCCACCGGCAAGGTTGTCGTTGAGGTCCTTCAGCTTGGCGAACATGTCGCTGCTGACAAGGGCGTTGCCCTTAAACATCTCCATATCATTGCTCACTAGCGTTCTCCTTAAAGGTCGTCATCAGCGTCAAAGGGAAGCAGCTCTTGCTCCTCTTCAACCACAGACTCTTCGATTACAGGCTCTACGGCCTGCTGCACGGGTGCTTCTTCGGGCATTGGCTCACCTGTCTTCGCTGCCCTGCGACGAGCGTTCTCGTCGAAGAAGTGTTGCTCGATCTCCGCCAGCATGAAGCGGTAAGCGGTCCCGACCTTGACGTACAGGTTCGGCGGGATTTTGTGCTTCCGCATCCACAGGCGCACCGTGGGAACTGATACAGAGAAATGCTCTGCCAGCTCAGTGGACGAAACATACTTCGGTTGCATACAAGCTCCTTACTTTTTGCGGACAGCTACGGTGTATTCCGTTTCCGCGTTCAATCCCGGCGGGATCAGGTCAGGGTTTTCCTCCAAGAACTGCTTCACGTTGGTCTGATTCAGACGCTTGTCAAAGAACTCAGGCACCTTGTGCTCCAGCACGAAGTCGTACATAGAGGTCCAGTCGCTAGTCCAGTAACGGCGCTTGATCGTCCGGTAAAACACGCCCTCAGTGGTCTTTACGCTCTCGACGTTGTGCTCCTTGCAGTGGTTCAGCAGGGCTTCTTTGATCTTGTCCTGCTTCTCCAGCAGCGCTCCGTCTTGAGCTTTGAACTCGGCGGACAACTCACTACGCTTGTTGCGTATAGCGATGTACGCCTTCACCAGCTTCTCTAGTGGTATCTGTTGCATCGGGGTTCTCCTCTCAAGAGACCCTTACATTAAATGCTATCTTCTACTTAGTCAAGCAATTCTTTATACAAATCGATCATCTTCGTGTGAACATCAATACGTCCATCTAATAACTTATATACACGACGCTCTACGTCCGAGCCCTGTAGCTGTACCACGAGGCAGGGGTGTTTCTGTCCCGAACGGTGTACCCGAGCATTGGCCTGGGCATAGGTCTCCAAGGAACTCGTCGGGCCCCACCAGACCACCGTGTTAGCGGCTGTGAGTGTCACCCCGTGCGCTGCGGCTCGTGGCTGGATAATCAGCACCCGAGGGTCTTTCTGCTCCTGAAACCGCTTGAATATCTCGGTGCGCTTCTTGGCTGGCACGTCGCCATAGATCACGTCGCTCGTAATGCCGTCCTTCTTGAAGCGTTCTGACAGTAAGTTAATGACGTGGCGGAAGGGCACAAACACCAGAACTTTCTGGCTGGCCTCGTCGATGACTTCTTTCAGGATGTTGTAGCGGTTCTTGATGTCGAACTCTAAGGTCTCGTTGTCGTCGCTGTAGACCGCTCCGCAACTGATCTGCATGAGCTTGTTCATCATCACCGC